TGTAGTGGTTGCGGGTAGACGTTTCGGTAAGACATTCCTAAGCACAGCAGAGCTACTTAACCGCGCACTTAGTAAGCCCGATCAGAACGTCTGGTATGTGGCACCGACGTACAAGGCGGCTAAAGAGATTGCATGGGATATGCTGACCAGCCAGATACCTAGAGAGTACGTTGGCAAGACTAACGAGACATCGCTGAGCATCACGCTAAAGAATGGCTCTACCATCGCACTCAAAGGCGCTGAGAAGCCTGACAACCTTCGCGGACGGTCACTAGACTTTGTCGTTCTTGACGAGTTCGCTGATATGCGCAAAGAGGCATGGTACGAGGTTATACGTCCATCGCTGTCAGACAGGCAAGGATCAGCCGCCCTCTTTATTGGCACACCTAAAGGACGCAACCACTTTTATGATCTGTACGGCAAGGGAGTAGACAAAGATGACGGATGGCAGTCTTACCAGTACACGACCATTGAGGGCGGTAATGTCCCGCCAGAGGAGATTGCGAGCGCCAAAGCAGACCTCGACGAAAGAACATTCGAGCAGGAATATGGTGCAAAGTTCCTCAATTTCAGCGGCATTATTTACTACTCATTTAAGCGAGAAGAGTCAGTAATTAGACACGACGGCGACCGCTCTGTTATCCACGTCGGGATGGACTTCAACCTCGATCCGATGTCTGCCGTCCTGATGACCCGTAAGGGCGACACACTGCACGTATTCGACGAGATTGTGATGTTCGGCAGTAACACCGATGAAATGGTCGCAGAGATTCGCACACGCTACGGAAATGGTACAATAGTCATATACCCTGACCCTGCATCGCGTCAACGTAAAACGAGCGCAGGGGGTAGAACGGATTTGTCCATTCTGCAAAACGCGGGATTTGAGGTGCGAGTAAGGTCATCTCACGCGGCGGTAAGAGATAGGATAAACAGCGTGAACTCGCGTCTATTGTCTAAGGATGGGCATAGGCGCTTGTTTGTAGACCCTAAGTGCAAGAAGGTAATCGAATCATTGGAACGCCATACCTACAAGGAAGGCACCAGCCAGCCAGAGAAGGACGGCTTCGATCACATGAATGACGCACTGGGCTACGCCGTTGAATATCTATTCCCCATACGCAAGGCCAACAAGCCGCAAGCCCCGCAGAGGTGGACGTAAATGTATTACGAAGATATCGAGTACCAGCATCCCGATTACGAAAACAATCTAGACCGCTGGGAGTTCTATGTCCGGTCATACATGGGTGGACAGGATTACCGTGATGGTTCCTACCTGACCAGCTACCTCAACGAAGATAAGACCGCATACTCGCGCCGCTTGGCTTTGACCCCGTTAGATAACCACTGTCGCAACGTGGTCCACGTCTATTCGTCGTTCTTATGGCGTCAACCGCCGACTCGTAACTTCCAGCAGATGGAAGGCAGTGCAGACCTAGAGGCGTTTATTAAAGACGCCAACCTCGACGGCCAGAACTTCAACAGCTTTATGCGTGAGGCTCAGATATGGTCAAGCGTGTACGGTCACGTCTGGATCATGATGGACAAGCCTCTATCGACGGCAAGCACTAGAGCCGAAGAGTTAGATCAAGAGATACGGCCATACGTCACACTGGTCACGCCTGAGAATGTTTACGACTGGAAGTATGAGCGTATGCCTAGCGGTCGCCATGAGCTGACCTACATGAAGGTGCGCGAGTCGGTAAACCGCATCGACGGCACAACGACTGAAACGTATTTCCGCATTTGGACCAAAGAGCAGATACAGCTTATCCGTTACCTCGGTGATGAAGCTCAGATCGTCGAGACTATCGACAACCCCATCGGCAAGATACCGGCGGTCAACGTACCGGCTAACCGATCAATCGTTCGCGGCATCGGTATCAGCGACATCTCTGACATCAGCTATATGCAACAAGCGATCTATCAAGAGCTATCGGAAATCGAACAGCTCATCCGCATCTCTAATCACCCGACGCTTGTTAAGACCTTCGACACTGACGCGACTGCTGGTGCCGGTGCAGTCATCAATATTAGCGATGACATTGACGCAGGATTAAAGCCATACCAGATGCAACCGTCTGGGGCTAACCTAGACGCCATCAGAGCCTCTATAGAGGACAAGATCGACTCGATCAATAGGATGGCCCACATGGGCGCAGTACGCGGCACAGAGGCAATGACGCAGTCAGGCGTTGCTATGCAGACAGAGTTCCAAATGTTGAACGCGAAGCTGGCAGAGAAAGCCGACATCCTTGAGTTAGCCGAAGAGCAGTTATGGGAGTTGTGGTGTCGGTGGCAGGGACACAATCTGCACGAGGTAGAGGTCAGCTATCCTGACAGCTTTGACATTCGCGATTACGGGACAGAGCTTGAGTTCTTGCAGAAAACGCGAGCCAGTGGCGTTAAGTCTGTCACCTTGTTGCGTGAGATTGATAAGCAGATTGCAGACCTTGTTCTTGATGACCAAGTGCTTGCACAGGCACACGCTGAGATTGAAGAAGCCACAACAGCGGTTGGCGACTTCACCAAAGAGACGCAGATTTACAAGTACCACATTGATAGCGGCATGGTGACGCCTAACGAGGTGCGCGAGAAGATTGGCCTTGAGGATGTTGCCGGTGGTGACGTGTTGACTGAGAGAGTCCAAACCGTAACTAATGGACAGTGAAGAGCTAACCAAAGCACTAGCAGGGGCGACCTCTAACCATGAGCGTCGCCTTTTACGTGCTATAGAGCAGTTGCGGCTTGGGCTTACTGACTTGATGGCTGGCCTACCATTAAGCGACGGTCAGCTGTTTGACCTTGATGCGGCCTTAGCACTTCGGACACAGATCGACGGGCTTGTCCGTGACGAATACCTGACTGTCATTGATGACATCATCCGTGAGTACCCTGATGCGGTAGCGTTGACTGGGGAGTTCATGGAGCAGTTCGCGGCGTTCAGAGTGCCGCAGAGTGTTATCGGTCAGTTACAGCAGTTTAGCTTTACCGGACACGAGCAGTTGGCAGATGAGTTTGTCGAGGCGTTATATCAGCAGGTGTACAACAACACCCTGTCGGGTACGCCCTTTTCAGCCAGCTTGAGTGAGCTTAACGGGTTGCTCGACGCTGACCTGCAACGATACTCTAAGACGATGCTACATGATGCGCTGTTCGAGTTTAGCTCTAGCCTACAGCAAGCGGCGGCGGCAGAGGCAGGCATTACCAAGTTTCGGTACGAAGGCGATACAATAGAAAGCACACGTCCATTCTGTCGTGGTCATGTCGGCAAGGAATACACGACCGACGAGATATACGAGATATGGGGCGAAAGCTGGGCCGGTAAGAAGTCAGGCGATCCGTTCCGTGTAAGAGGTGGATACAACTGCAGGCACTGGTGGGTGCCAGTACCAGAATAGGAGACACACATGCCATACCACAAGAAAGACAAGAAGAAGAAAAAGAAACGCGGTAAGTGATATAATTTAACCCACTCGAAAGAGGATTCGTAACATGAGCGATGAAATCATGGCAGACGCGGTAACTGAAGCCGCAGTGGAAACACCAGAAGTTCAGGATGTAAAGACGTTCACGCAAGAAGAGTTGGACCGGATAGTGGCTGATCGTGTTGCTCGCACTAAGCGACAGTACGATAAGAAGCTAGATGGTATCGACCTCGATGAAGCTAAGTCGCTTCTACAACGTCAGCAAGACGCTGAAATTGAGAAGCAGAAAGAGCGCGGAGAGTTCGAGTCAATTCTAAGGCAGACCGTCGAAAAGAAGGATCAGGAAATATCGACTTACAAGCAACGCCTCGAAACGCAGTTAGTTGATGGGGCATTACTGTCAGCGGCAAGCCGAAACAATGCAGTATCGGCAGAGCAAGTCAGTCAGTTGTTACGTGGTTCGGTTCGGCTGTCTGAAGACGGCACCGCAGAGGTTTACGATGCGAACGGAACGCCACGCTATAACGACCAAGGCGAGCTATTGTCCGTTGACCAGTTAGTCAGTGACTTCCTGACCTCAAACCCGCACTTCGTGAAAGCGTCATCAGGTGGCGCAGGATCGCAGACAGCGGTTGGTGGTTCCACGTCGAAACCTATGTCGGCGGTAGAAATGGAAGCTAACTGGAATAGCGGTGGCAAAGAAGCCTACCGCGCAATGATGTTAGCTAATAAATAAACCGCTAATCACAGGAGATTTTTATCATGGCGGCTACTACTTCAACAACACTCGACGACCTGTTTGCAAACATCATCATGCAGGCTCGCTTCACCGCCGAGGAGCAATCGCTCATGGCTGGCCTTATCACTCGTTATGACATCGGCAATGTTGCCGGTAAGACGATCCAAGTACCTAAGTACCCAGCGGTTGCGGCGGCTGATCTGACTGAAGGCACTGATATGTCTTCAAGCACAGTATCAACCTCTAGCGTCACTGTTACTGTCGGCGAAGTTGGCGCGCAGGTTGTACTAACTGACCTTGCGGCAATGGGCGCGGGCAACCCTGCTCAAGAGCTTGGCACTGTATTAGGTAACTCTATCGCTACTAAGATGGACCAAGACATCATCGCTTTGTTCGATGGCTTCTCGGCTTCTATCGGCGCGGCGGCTCAAGAGATTACTGCGGCTGACTTGTTCAAAGCGGCGGCTACTCTCCGAGCGGCGAAGGTAACTGGACCGATCACTGCTGTGATTCACCCATTCCACGCCTATCAGTTGTCAGCTAACCTGACTAACACGTTTGCTAACCCCAACGGTGGCGACCTTCAGAACGAAGCAATGCGCAACGGTTTCGTAGGTTCTATCGCAGGCATTGACGTCTATCAGTCAGCTAACATCACAGTTGACGGAAACGATGATGCGAAGGGCTGTGTGTTTGGTCGTGAAGCAATGGCGATTGCCATGAAGCGTGACTTCAACCTTGAGACAGAGCGCAACGCCTCTCTCCGTGCCTTTGAGCTTAACGCGACAGCCGTCTACGGTGTTGCAGAGCTTGATGATAGCTACGGTGTAGAGATGTTCTTCGACGCGGCACTCTAAGATGTACACGCCCCTTCGGGGGCGTTTTACTCTGAGGATTATATGGCAGTCAATTATCGCGGTGAACGGTTCGAGGATTACAACGTGGCAAAGCGTACGCCACGACACGCCTCTAGCTCACACGCGGTTCTGGCTCGCTACAAAGGTGTAATCAAGCTACTACGATTTGGCGCTCAAGGCGCGAAGACTTATCCACCTAAAGATGGTGAGTCAGCACGCGACAAGGCCATGCGAGCCGCTTGGTACGCACGACACGGTGATACCCTAAAGAACGCAACGCCCTTAGATAAAATCTACTGGGCCGCGAAAGTGAAGTGGTGACGACATGGCATTTAGTGACGACAGCAATCTTGTAGAGTTAGTTCCAGACATTCTGGATTTTGGCATTACTAGCTTTTCGGATGAGCATCCACGAGCGCAGGCAGACATAGAGCGAGAGATTCGCAATCAGTGGTGGCACCGTAAGGGCATCGCTGGTGAGATGAATAATAGCTACCTGACGGACTCGCAGTGGACTCGTTCAGCTTCTTACCTCGTATTATGGAAGTATGCACTGCCACAGCTTACCAACTGGGTGGACGATGACCGCTTTCTGCAAATGATCGACTTCTATAAAGCGCGTTATGGCGAAGAGATAGACGCAGTGTTTCAAGACGGCGTTGAGTACGACGCTGACAACGACGGTCAGGTTACGGACAAAGAGAAAGAGATTGTCCCGATCAACCGGTTAAACCGATGATTACAATCAGCATCGACACAAAGCCTCGTGATCTTCGCAAGATGGTCGATAAGCTAGGCCGCACGTTTACTAAGAACCACAAGCGAGCGATGCGCAGAGCGGCGGCAGAAGGCTTAAACCGCATACAGAAGCGCACTAGCCTCGGCCTTGATGTACATGAGCAACCGTTTCGCCCTTACTCAGAAGCGTATAAGGGGTTTCGTAAGAGTAAAGGCAGAGAGACAGACAAGGTTAAGCTGATATTCACGGGCAGAATGCGCAAGTCGATGCAGTCAGGTCTAAAAGGTCAGGACGGATTTATCTTCTTCAACAGCAGAGCAGAGTCCAAGAAGGCGGCAATCAACAATCGGACTCGTGAGTTTTTTGGACTAAACAAAAGCGACACTCGTGCTATCCGTGATGTGTACTTTAAGGGGCTGAAGATATGAGCGTTAGAGAAAACATCGCAACTAATCTCGTCTCGCAACTGCAAGCCATCTCTAGCCCTACCGTCAAAAAAGTGACGCGTGAGCCTTTTGATTTCGACAAGCTGTCTAACGCTCAATATCCCGCGATACTAGTACGCACGGCAAACGAGAATCGTGAAGACGCCAGCATCGGCGGCAGTATGTCTAGCAGGCAGGCGACCATTGACTACGAATTGATTTGCTTTGTTAAGCACACGAACATCGACACAGCCCGCAATCAGATTGTAGAGGCTATCGACGAAAAGCTCGACGAGGATAGGACGCGTGGCGGTTACGCTATTGATACGCAGGTTATTAGCGTTGAGGTGGATGATGGTACAATAGACCCTATAGGCGGCGTCATTGTCACCGTTCAGATTCTTTACACATATACACGCGGTGACGCGTAAGGGAGAAAAGTAATGGCTACACATAAAGGCTCAACTGGGTCAGTTAAGGTTGCAGTATCAGGTGGAACAGAAGCGGTTGTAGGCGAGGTACGCTCGTACAGCATCGACGAAGTGGCAGACACTATTGAGGACACCGTAATGGGTGACTCTGTTAAGTCTTATCTGTCTAGCCTTAAAGATGCGACTCTAACTATTGACGCACTTTGGGATGACGCAGACGCACAGCAGTTAGTGCTGGATTCTGGTGCCGCCATTGATTGGGAAATCCACCCAACAGGAACAGGCACGGGCGAGAAGTATTACGGCGGTGCTGGCATCGTGACGGCTAAGACTATCTCTGCGTCTTATGACGGGTTGGTCGAAGCGTCATTCTCTGTACAGGTATCAGGCGCAATTACAGAAGCGTCTAACTAATGGGTCTGGCTAAAGAGTTACGAGCGCGACGAAAGCAGTCACGCCGTAAGATCGAGGTCATTGAGTGGGCTGATGATGACGGGGCGTTTGTCCTGTATTGTCGCCCACTGACCTGTTATGACCTAAACGAGCTACAGAAGCGTCACCCGCAAGTAATGCAAAACCCTAGCATTGCGGCAATGGTTGATCTGATTGTAATGAAGGCAGAAAGTAAGGATGGCGAAAAGCTGTTTACCTCTGCTGAAGACAAGATCGACTTGATGGGTGAAGAGACGACGGTGGTGTCTGGTATTGCTAATGAGATGTTTAGCACTATCGACCCATTTGAGGACGTCGAAAAAAACTGAAGGCCGATCAGTCTCGGATGAATCTCATCGCCTTGGCTGATCGGTTACATAAGACTATCGAAGAAGTCGAGCAGATTACAGTCAATGAGTTTCAAGAGTGGCTTGCTTACTTCAAGATAACAAGCGAGTCTAAAGATGGCGACTGAATCCGTAAGCATCATCATCAAGGCGTTTGACCAAACGCAGAAAGCCTTGCGCGGAATCAAGCGCGCGTTCGCTGGCCTATCTAAAATCTTCTTTAACTTTAAAACCGCCTTAGTTGCCGCAGTGGGTGCAGGCGGTATGGGCTTGTTGATTGCTAACTCGCTAAAGGCCACCGACGCTTTAGCTAAAACAGCTGGCAAAATAGGCACGACAACTGAAGCCTTAAGCGCCTTGCAGTATGCCGGACAACTAACAGGCGTCGAAGTAAACACTATGAACATGGCGCTCCAGCGGTTTACTCGTAGAGCGTCAGAAGCGGCTGTCGGTACTGGTGAGGCTAAGGGTGCTATTCGCGAGCTTGGCATTGATGCGCGAGAGTTAGTCAGGCTTCCGCTAGACCAAAAGATGCTTGTCCTTGCTGATGCGTTTTCTGAAGTGCAAAACGAATCTGATCGCTTACGACTTGCGTTCAAGCTGTTTGATTCTGAGGGTGCCGCCTTAGTTAACACACTAGCAATGGGCAGAGATGGACTCGATCAGATGCTGGGCGAGGCTAAAAGCCTAGGCGTGGTTATGACTGCCGATGCGGCAAAAGGCGTCGAGAATGCAAACGACGCAATGACACGTATGTTCGCGGTTTCTAAGGGGTTGGTTGCTCAGTTCACGGCGGCACTTGCGCCAGCGATTAAGTTCGCGGCTGACGAGTTAACTAATTTTTCTAGTAGCTTGTTTGACTCAGAGGGTGGCGTTAGAGAGTTTGCGATTAATGCGGCGGCCAACTTTATTGAGTTTATTGCCGCAACAATCCACAACTTTGAGCGGTTTGCCAAGGCGGCGCGATTAGCTTTCAACGGCGTCATAACAGCGGCAAACTTCATCATGCCTGTCTTTGACGTTATCGGCACCGCTTTTGATTTATTGATTAACGGCATTAAGCGAAAGCTAAATCTGTTGGTGCAAGGAACTAAGCTCATAGATTCCGCACTCAAAAAGCTTGGCTTTGACGAGGTGTTTAACTTTGAAGAGTTTGATCTTGAGCCGATTGAGTTTACGCGCACACAACTGGAGAAGATCGGTGAGGTAAATTTTAGTAGCACATACAACGGACTGCGCTTAGTGGCAGGTGTTGTTCGTGAGACTACAAACGCCGCCACTGAAACAGGCGAAGCACTTAACAACATAAAGGTGCCAACTGCTTTTGAATCCTTTATTGAAAACCTACGGCGAACGCGCGACATGGCTGGCGATCTTACGCCAGAGCTTGAAAAGCTAGCCGATCAAGCCATTACAGGGTTAGGCAAGTCATTTACCGACGCGATTACTGGCGCACAAAAATTTAGTGACGCAATTAAGAATATGGCGAAGAGCGTTATCGACAGCCTAATTCAAATGCTTGTTCAAAAGTACATTGTCGATGCGGCTTTCGGTGCGATTACAGGTGCGATTGGTGGCGGTACAACACCACCGGTTACGGGTGGCGGCGGTGGGATGTCACTGGGCGGGTTAGCCCGTGGCGGTGTAGCGACAGGCAACACGCCGTATATTGTAGGCGAGAAAGGGCCAGAGCTATTTATCCCAAGTACTACAGGTCGAGTCGTCCCGAATAATGACCTAAGTGGCGGCGGTGTTACCGTAGTGCAGAACATCAACGTCACTACAGGCGTACAGCAAACCGTACGTGCCGAGATAGCTAACCTGCTTCCTCAGATAAGCAACGCGGCCAAGTCTGCTGTCGCTGATGCTAGAATGAGAGGCGGTGGCTTCAGCAAAGCAATGGTAGGTGCATAATGGCGGCGTTTCCAAATGTAGGGTTTACCTCGATGACGATGCGGCTTAGGTCAGCAACGTCAATCAGTCAGTCACCGTTTACTTATGACCAGCAGACTTACCAGCATCAGGGCGTCCGATGGGAAGCAGAGGTGCAACTGCCACCACTAAAGCGATCAGATGCCAAACAGGTAGAGGCTTTCTTTGCCGCTCTAAGGGGTCAGGCAGGCACCTTTACGATGGGCAACCCTATCCACAATACAACGGCTACGGGGACGATTACGGCAGGCACAAAGGGTGCCACGACTGTGACCGGCACAACGACTGGCGCGGTTGCTGGTGATTACTTTGAGATAGGCGGCGCGCTTTACATTATCACCGATATTGAAGCGGCTAGCTTTGATATAATGCCACCGCTCCGCACTGCAATATCTACCTCAACCACTTTAGACTTTACCTTACCGAAAGGGACATGGCGGCTCGCCTCAAATGAAATTGGATGGAGTATCAACGAGGCTAGCTTGTACGGTTTCACTTTTGCTTGCGTTGAGGCTATATGAGCAGGTCATTAACGTCGGGGATGCAGTCGGCAGTTACCGCCGACCTTGTTCGCCCGATCACATTGGTGCAGTGTGCATTCGACACCGGCAATCTTAATCTGTGGAGCGGCATCGGCGACCTAACCGTTGATGGCGTGGATTATGTTGGCGCTGGCTCATTGCTAAGTATTGGCGAGATTGCAGAGACGTCAGAGCTATCAGCCAACGGTATTACCGTAACCTTGTCAGGTGTTACCAGCCCTTTACTCGCTAAGGCTAGAGACGAAGACTATCAAGGCCGCGAGCTAAAGGTATTGCTTGGCGCAATGGATGCAAGCAACGGCGTCATCTCTGACCCTGTTATTATCTTCAGCGGCTTCATGGATACGATGACGATCAACGATGGCGGCGAGACTGCAACCATCCAAGTCACAGTTGAAAACCGCCTGATCGAATTTGAGCGCACCCGCATTAGACGCTACACAGCCGAAGATCAAAAGATCGACTACCCTAATGATAAGGGCTTAGAGTTTGTCGCAGAGATGGCAGAGAAAGAAATCGTCTGGGGTCGCGCTTCTGTAGGCTCAGGCGGCGGTGGCAGTCGTGGCGGTGGCGGCGGCGGTGATTTCCCATCAGACCAGAGGCAATTAGACTAATGGACTTTGCACTTGAAAATCTGGCTAAGGTCAGACGAGAAATCGAGCCATTGCTTGAAGAGCATTGGAAAGAGATTGCGTTAAATAAAGAAATCATAAAGCTCAACCCTGATTGGCGAGCATACGCAGAACTAGACAGAATCAACGCACTGCGCATTTACACCGCTAGGAAAGAAGGCAAGCTGATGGGTTACTTCGTCATCCTTGTCAGCCGATCACTACACTACAAAGACCACTTATTTGCTAACAACGACATTGTATTCTTGCGTAAGTCAGCCCGTAGGGGATTGACGGGGCTAAAGCTGGTAAAATTCGCAGTGGAGTCTCTGCAAGCGGAAGGCGTGACCAAGCTACACGTCAACACCAAAACGCACCAGCCATTCGATCCAATTATGGAGCGCTTGGGCTTTGAAGAGATAGAGACAGTCTTTAGCAAAGTTCTGAGGTAACAGTATGGCAATTTCGGCGGTTGCGGGTTTAGTATCAGCCATTGGTGCGGCGGCCGCAGGCTTAACTGTATTTGGCGCTTTAGCGACTACATTTACGGGTTTTGCTTATGCCTTTGCAGTAGGTGCTGGCCTTTCTGTTTTATCTCGCGCTCTTGCCCCAAAGCCTAGTCTTGGCGCTCAACTCAGAGGCATCACACAAACATCACGCGAACCAGCAGGCTCACGCAATCTTGTTTATGGTCAGATGCGCGTCGGCGGTCAAGTTGTTTTCATTTCGCATTCGGGAGATGACAACAAGTATCTACACCTAGCCATCGCCTTTGCTAGCCATGAAATTGAAAGTTACGAAGAGATTTGGTTTAACGATAAGAAGGTGTGGACGCTCAGTGGCGGCTTTCAAAGTGACTGGGGTACATACGTCACAATAGACCGTAAGTTTGGCACGGCAGGACAGGCCGCATCGACTGACCTCGTGAACGCTAATGTCTTATGGACAACAGATCATAAATTGTCAGGCATTGCTTACCTTGCTCTGAGGCTAGAGTGGGATGCTGACAAGTTTCCGCAAGGCGTACCAAACATCAGCGCGGTCATTAAAGGCAAAAAGGTATATGACCCTCGCATCGGTAGTCAGAGCGCCACAGATGCAAGCACATGGACTTATTCGCAAAACCCTGCGCTTTGTGCGCGTGACTATTTAGTAAGCTCCTACGGCCTTGCAGAAGACTACACGCTGATTGACTCAACGACACTCGAGGCGGCGGCTGACCTTTGTGAAGAATCAATATCCCTTGATGGTGGCGGCACACAGAACCGATACACACTCAATGGCGTCATAGACACTGCGAACCAGATACGCGACAACATTGAGCAAATGCTTTCTGCGATGGGCGGCAGAGTCACCTATTCTGGCGGCAAGTATTTTCTTCACGGTGCAGAATACATAGCGCCGACCGTGACATTCGACGAAGCCGATTGCATTAGTGACATTCAGACTCAGACCAAACAGTCCCGCAGAACGACCTATAACGGCGTTAAAGGCATCTTTGTATCTGAAGAGAAGAATTACAAGGTATTAGATTACCCCGCTCAGATCAGCTCTACATTCGCCACAGAAGACGGCGATCCGATATATCTTGATATGCCGTTGCCGTTCGTCACCAACAACGTACAGGCACAGCGTTTAGCCAAAGTCGCATTACTAAAATCACGCCAGCAGACCGTTATCACAATGGCTGTCAACCTAAAGGGCTTGCGCGTAAAGGTAGGCGACACAATTAACGTCACCAATGCGCGGCTCGGCTACAGTTCTAAAGTATTCGAGGTTATCGACTATTCATTAGCGATTGCTGATGGCGGCGCATTAGCTGTCAACCTGACGTGCATTGAAACCGCGTCAGCCTTGTATGACTGGACCACAAGCGACCAAGAAGACTTTTTAAGTGGCGGCGAACTAGACCTTTACGATGGTCGGACAGTAGCTAACGTCACTAGCCTGACGGCTACAGAGATAGGCTTGCGCGGACCAGATGGTCGTTTAAAGTCTACCGTGGAGCTTGTGTGGACTGCGCCGGATGACGCATTCATTGAGTTCTACACTGTTCGCTACAACAAGAATGGCACAACTGAATACCTAGAAGTACAAACGCGTGAGCCTCGGG